ACTTCGTTACGGGCTTCTCCGCCCGTCTCGGTGATGGTCTCTTCCATCGTTTGCTCCTGTGGGCCAGTTGCCCGTTCGAACTTGAATCCCGCGCCCGGGTCGGCGCCGATCGGCACCAGCGAGACCTCCTCGGGNTCCCAGTCGGTNACCAGGATCTGGCGCAGGGCGGCTCCNTCNGGCGTCACGTCCTTGAGCGCGTGAATGGCCACGCCCATCGAGGCGTTGCGCAGGATGCCGTCCTCGACGTCCCGCCAGATCGGAGTGACATCCTCGCGTTTGGAGAAGCGCACGATCGCCTTGCCCGCGCCGCTTTCGATCCAGGCCTTGGCGATCACGCCGATCACGTCGGCCACAGTGTAGTCGCGGTGAGAATTCAAAAGCGGCGCCGAACCGCTCGCCAGTCGCTCCAGCCGCACCGCACCCGGCTCCATCGAGAAACGCATCTCGTAAGGACCGCGCGCGTCGTAGCGCCGGACGGCGGCGCCGGTGTACCAGGTGAGGGCGGCGGTGCGTTCTTCGCGGCCCTCCGCAGCCAAGACCTCAAACTGCGCTTCCAGCCGCTCGCGCCAGGGAAACTTGGATTCACTCATGAGGTAAGCTCCTTCTGCTGGGTCCCGCTCTGCGTCACGCGCCGCGGGTCGCAATCGAGCACGATGCCTTTCTCATCGAGCAGCCGGTTCATCTCGGCGATCTGCTCAACCTGCGCATCCGGGTGGTAACCCTGCTCGGCGATGGACTGGCGCAGGGTGCATATGGTATGATTTTTCTAGGCTCGGGAAAATTCCGAGCCCGGCTCGGAAAAACGTCCGAGTCCTTTACAGTGGCGAGGAGGCCAAGATGAAGAACAACTCCTTCGCTAACCTTTCTCTGTTTTTCACCAGAGGGCGTGGCTGCAGCCGCCCGGTTGATCTGATTATTTTCAAGAATCAGGCACCGGGCCGTGAAGCTCGCGCACGGGCACACAATCAGTGAGACTTGCCGTCGCCTGCCTCAGGGCGGGTGGGCGTACAGACGTCATGAGAAAACGTACTTCAGCACCGAGGGCGGACCAGGGGGTAGCTTCCTGGGGAGCCTCTGCAGCAGGCTGGCAGCACAGCTGCTGTCTCGCGCCCTGTGCTATTTTCTTCACTACCTCCCGGCTCTGCTGGACGTCGTGAAAAGAATTTTGTCGTAGTATGAAGCCCTGGGCTTGAAAGCCCAGGGCTTCATTACGGAAGGCATCCCCAATCGGCTCCATCGTGGGAGAATACTGTCGCCTGCCTCTGCGCCAGGACGCGGCACTGGTCCACGCTGCCATCCAATCGAACGATCTCAACTACCGGCTGGTTCATTCTGAGTCTCCTTCTGCTGGGTACCGCTCTGCGTCACGCGCCGCGGGTCGCAATCGAGCACGATGCCTTTCTCATCGAGCAGCCGGTTGATCTCGGCGATCTGTTCCAGCTGCGCGTCCGGGTCGTAGCCTTGCTCGGCGATGGCCTGGCGCAGGGTCAGCGTACCCGTGCGGATGCGGTTGAGAGTCGCGAGCGAGTCCTTGTAGGGATCGACGCTGCCGAAACCCGGCGGCGTCCACTCGGCCTTGAACGGTCCCGGCTCCGGAATCTCACCAGCGGTGAACGCGACGGCGAGAAACCGCTCCCACACCGGGATGCAGAACATCGGGATGAAGACGAGCCACCGAAAGGCTTCGATCCCGTTGCGGAAGCTCAGCAAGCCGGCGCGGTGGCTCGAGTAGTTCACCCGTGAGAGATCCCCGGTCAACTGCTCGTAAGTGAGCTGCAAGCCGGTGGCGATGGTGGCTTGCTTGGCGGCGACGTAATCCCGGTAGCCGGCCACATGGCTCGGCGTCGAAAACGTGATCTCCTCACCCGGCCTGAGGTACTCGATCATGCCCGGCTCGAACGACTCGATCCGCTTGCCGGTCGCCGGCTCGGTGGTCGCCGGCCCGATGCTGGGACCTTCGGGGCCGTGCGGCTGGGTGACGAAGGCCGCAAAGCAGGCCTCGATCTTCTTGCGCACCAGCTCGGCTTCTTCGTACTCATCGAGGTCGCGCAGCGTAATGACCACCGGCGCCAGCCACGGCACCCCACGCACCTGACCGGGCCGGTCCTTGCGGTAGATGTGCAGCACCTCGGAGGCCGGCACGCGGGCGCTCGTGAGGCTCCCGCGCAATGAGGTCTGCGTGACCTCTCCGGGATGGCTGCCGAACAGCCAGTAGTAGATGCGCCGGCCCACCAGGTCGAACTCGACGCCCTGGATGATGTACCCCGTCTCGGTCTTCTGGGTCTTCGACTGATCCAGGTAGTCAGGCTCCAGAACCTGCAACTGGACAGGAATCTTGAGGCCGTCGCCGTCTCGGCGCTGGCGAAACCGGATCAGGCATTCGCCACTCTCGAAAACCGTTCGTGCGACCAGCGCCTGGATGCCGTAGAAGTCGAGCTGGCCGTCCGCATCGCACTCCTCGATCCATTCCGACCAGGCGCGATCGATCTCGCGGTTCAACTCCTGGTCGCCCGTGCGCGCCTGCGCCGTAATCCCGGTTCCGATGGCATTGCCCACGACCTCTGCCACGGCCCGCGCGGCGTACGGGTTGTTGCGGATGAGATCCCGCGAGCGCTCGCGCAGCTTCGTGAGGGCCTGCGCGATCTCGGCGTTGGCCGAGTTGCCGGTGGTGATCCAGCCGTCGGTGCGCCGGCCCGTCCGGGCGCCCTCGTAGGCCAGCCGCACCAGCTCAGCGGCGCGGCGCGCGCGCAACCGGCGCAGGCCTACCTCCGGCGCCACCCACGCGATAGCTTTGTCGAGCCAGTTCATCCCTTGCTGGTCTGGGCGAAGCTGAAGCGATCCGGCGCCGTGCCCGCTTCGCTTTCAAGCGCATCCTTGATTACGGCGCGTGCCTTGAGAAGGTCGTCCATCGATCGGTAGGTGACCGTGCGGTCGCCGAAGTGGACGGTCAGCTCGCCGCTCGCGATCGCGGCTTCGATCGCATCGAGCTGAGCCTGAGTCCACGCCATCTACTGCTTTCTCCGCTTGAAGTAAAAGGTTGCGCGTGAGCCGGCTTCGCGCACTACCGCCACCAGCTCCCATCCCTGGGCACCGTACGCGGCGAGCAGGTCCGGCGATTCGGCCTCCGCGGTCACCACCATGTATTCCCACTGGGGACGGGCTGTTTCCGCCGGCATGCCTCGGATCTTCATCGCTTGAGCCATTCCTTGGTCCGGTCCCCCAGCCAGCGCCGCTCCTGCGGTGGAGCCGGCGCCGCCTGCTGTTGCTCGCTCCGAAGGGCCGCAATCCGGTCCGCTTCATTGTCGAGCGACAGGCCCATCGAGATCAGCGCACGCAGCGCGGCGTAGGCATACACCCGCGCATCCAGCGCTTCGTGGCGCACGCCGGGCTTCGGCCGCCATTCGCGCTTGGGCTGCCCGCGGCTGTAAGTGGTCACCAGCACCTCGCCCAACAGCTGCTCGAAGTAGTTCTGCTCGCGATCCACCGGGAAGTGCGCATAGCCTGGCGTGCCGGGCGTCGGGTTGCGCAGCCGGCCGATCAGAGTCTCCTTGGCCGTGTCGGTCCCGACCAGCCAGGGCCGCTCACCCCGGATGTTCTTCGCCGTCGGCTTCCTCTGCCAGACAGGCTGCGTTCCGCCCACGCCCTTTACGGCAAACACGCGCCGGTGGTAACGGGTCCGGCAGAACTCGTACACCGCCTGGGACTCGTAGGAGGAGTCAATTGCGCACGCCGCTATCGGAAGCGACAGGCCGGACTCATGCTGCCAGCGCCGCTCCAGATACGAATCGAGCTCCTGCCAGAGGGCCGCTCCGGTCGGATCGCCCGGCAGCACGCGGTACTCGATGGACCAAGACTCCTCGCCGCGTCCCCAGCCGACCAGCTCGAGCTCGAGGCGGTCCTTCTGCACGTCGACGCCCGCCGTGAGCACCGCTGCTCCGAACGGCACCGGCGCCCGGTAGTGCTCCCGCCGGGCCATCACCGTGGCGATATCCACGCTGGTTTCCGCTTCGTCATCCCACGGCTCGGCAAGCACCGTGTTGACGAACTCGCGCAGGGTCTCGGGCGAGCGGCGATCCGCCAGGAACTTCGTTGCCAGCGCGCCCCACTTGCGCCAGGGCGAGTAGAGGCCGTTGATCCAGAAGCCGGCGACCTCACGCTCAGGATGCGCCGCGCGCCACTCGCCATGCTTGAGCATCCAGTGCTTCTGCCAGTCGCCGATGAGCTTGGCGCAGTGTTCGCAGCGGTACTCAGCCTTCCCCGGCTCGCCCTTGGGCCAGACCAGATTGTCCCAGCGCAGCACCTGGAACTCGCCGCAGTGCGGGCAAGGCACCCAGTAGCTCTGCTGGTTCGATTCCAGGTACGCCGCCTCGATCCGCGAAGCGCCCTTGATCGTCGGCGTCGAGCAGAGCACGATCTTCCGGTTCCAGAAGTTCGCCGTGCGAGTGATCGCCAGGTTGACCGGGTCGCCCTCGCTGCCCGCGCTCGCCGGATACCGGTCCACCTCATCGAGCAGGCAGTAGCGGATCGAGCGCATGGCCAAGCCCGCCGGCGAGCTGGCCGCGGCCAGCGTGATCGAGCCGCCCAAGAACTTCTTGTGCAGGATCGTGTTATTCGAATCGCGCGAGCGCGCCTCGGCCACCTTGCCTCGCAGGCAGGGCGTGTCGCGCAGCATGGGGGCCAGGCGGTCCTTTGAGAAGGCCTCGGCATCTACCTCACGCGGCTGGACCAGCAGGATCGGACCGGGATCAAGATCGACGATGTAGCCGATGAAGTTCGAGAGCATGCTGGTTTTGCCCATCTGCGCCGCGCACATCAGCACGACCGACTCGGCGCGATGCGAAGGGCTGAGGGCGTCCATGATGGCGCGCTGGTAGGGCGCCCGATCAGTCCGCCACTCGCCCTTCTCGGCCGCCGACTCCGAGCTCAGCCGGGCGTTCTGATCCGCCCACTCGGAGACGCTCAGATCGGGCGGCGGCGCCAGTACATCGGCGGCCAGGATCTGGATCTCCTCAACGCGCATACTGGACCACTTCGCGCAGCGCGTTGACGAGCGCGTGCATCTCGCGCTTCAAGACTTCTCGCACCTGGCGCTCATCGGTGAGCGCCGTGACCTCGGGCGCCAGCTTGTCGGGCGCCGCCAGGATCCGCTCCTTGAGCTCTACCAGAATCGACGCCCAGCGCTGCTTGACCAGGTCAGCCTCGACCAGCTTGCCCACCCGCGCGTCGTGCTCGAGCTTCCGAAGCTTCGCCCGGAAGACCATGTCGGCGGTCTTGGCCTGGGCGTAGGTCGTGGCGCCGGCGGCCACTTCGGCAGGCGCCGCAACGACCCGCTCCGAAACCGGCTCGGGCCGATCATCCAGCACGGCGTCAGAGGCCGCCACATCGACCTTGCCGCCGCGCATCACCAGCACGCCGGCTTTGGCCAGCCGGCTGATGTACTGGCGGCTTTTGCCGCGGTGCCGGGCGTACTCGGCCTGGCTCA